GGCAATTCCTGCGCTCGAGCGCTAACGTTGTCACCTTGACCCAGATGGTTCCCCTCGGCGTGGGCGACCGGCTGGTGCAGGCGTAGATTTGGTTCACCACGTGGGTGCGTTTGCACCAACCTGACATTATGGCAAATATCGATTCTAAGAAACGTGCTGCGATTCTCGTCGGCGGGGTCACTTTGTTGGTCACTGCCGTTTGGTCTTGCTGGAAGAAGCGGGAGGAAGCCGCTGAGGCCAAGTAGGAGCCTCCTCCCATTGAAAAGGTTGTCCCGAGCATGTCCAAGGAGGAGGTCATAGAACTTGCTCGATCCCATCCCAACACTTGGATGATGGAGCTCCGCAAATCCCAACCTGTGTAGAAGGTTGACCTCAAGCAGTTGGTCGCAGGTAGGGTGGTGTTGGGAGTTGTCAATCCTCAGGTCATTCCCACAGCCCTGCATCCCGAAAGTAAGGCCTCTTTGGAGAAGATCTTGGAGGTTGCCACCTGTCGCATTCAGGTCAGGCGCCCCGACGGTGGCAGTTGCATGGCCGTCGCTTTTCCTCTGGTTGGCCATTTGTGGGTCATGCCCCACCACGTTCTTCGACACCATGAGCGTGTCAGCGTTAGATTCAAACCTCATGATTCTTACCAGCAAGGCTTGGGTGCTAGAGAGCATTAGCTCCTTTTGGGGGAAAATGCCTGGCAGGTCGGTCAACGTGACCTGTTGGTGTTTTGCGTCGCTACTCGTCCCAACGCAGATCTTCTCAAGAGGACGCCTGGAACTGTCGGGCACCTTTGCTATCCGGTGGGCACTAACGCCTCGGCAGTCATCCCGATAGACGTGCGCGAGGGCCCGTTTCATGCCGTCAAGACCAATGTGGTCAGGCAGGCCGAGTATGCTGAGAGAGCCACTGTCTGTGGCATTTACTCTGGGCTTGCCGTTCTCATTGCCATCGGATCCGAGGAGGGGTTCAGCGGCTCTCCCGTCGTCTTTTCGGTGGCAAAAGGCGCAGTTTTGGGCGGCGTTATGGTCGGCTATAACGAGGTTCGTAGGTGTGCCAGCATTGAGTTGCTGGTCCAGGAAGAGCTTCAGCCCTATATTGCCAAGTCTGAGCGTGTTGCCATTACGTCGGGTTCGGTGTATCCTGAGTTTGAGCTCAGTGACGTGAATCCCCGTTCTTGGGCCGCCTAGATGCACTTTGTTCCTGAGTGTCGCTTGTTGTACACTCGTGCCCCGCGTAGTTCCTACAAGTTTAATTGGTTGCCCAACCCGCTTCTCATTGACGACACTTTCTTTGAGTACATACGACCCCATTTGGCCGGCGAGTATGCGGTGCCTCCATCTAAGGCATTCCTCACGTACGATGAAAAGTGGGTCGATCCCCGCGGTAACAAGTTTTTGGATCAAAACGACACTCTTTCGTTTACGCCGGCTATGTTGAGAGACGCTGTTGAGCAGTATTTGAGCGCGTTTCCGGACGATCTAACTGGCCTCTACGATGGTCCCCTCACTCCGGAGCAAGCTATTTTCGGGGACGGAGATAGGATCAGGGGTCTGGATCTCAGCAAGTCCAGTGGCCAAGGGGGCTCCAAGGCCTCTTACGTCGATTAGTCCGCTAAGTAGTTGGGACCGCGGTTGTAGGCGGAGGTAAATGCCATCTACCTCAGCTTGTATGAAGGGGCGGATTGGCCTGTGCCCTTGGTTCGCGACGCCCTTAAGGATGAGCTTCGTCCGGTCACCAAGTGCGTGGAAGGTGTTACTCGGCACATCAATCCTTACCCCTTTGCTTGGCTGGTGGCCCAGCGTTGTTTTGTGGCGCCCTTTGTAGTGCTATTCATGGCGCTTGGGCATAGAGTGACTGGCCAGTTGATGGGAATCAATGCCGCCGATCCTAAGCAGTGGGGCGACGTCTTGTCACATCTTCGCGAAATTGCCCCAGATGAACAGGAGGACTACCAGCTCAGTGACATCGATAACGTTCTCTACGACGCTAGCTTGTCTGGTGAGCTGTTCATTGCCCTTTCTGATGTCATGTACACTTTGGCACTTAGGATGGGGTGGGCCGAGCGTCATGCCCGGGCTTTGCGCATGCTCATCATGCGCTATCCTCATTACTTGTTGGCTGTTGATGGCGTGGTTGCTGAAGTTTACGGCCTCCAGGCCTCCGGGGTCATGAGCACAGACCTCACCAATGGTGTCATTCAGTGGTTATGTGTCTGCATGGCTATTAGAGCTGTCCTAAAGAGACGAGCGCGTGAAGTTGCGCGTCATTCTCACCTAGGCGACGACACGGTCTTGAACGTCCTTCCGGGTCTCCGCGATGCTTTCAACATGGACGCGGTTCGTACTTTCTTCC